GAGTTTGATCCTCTCGTTACTGGCTTTATGGGCTATGGCGGCGACTATGTCGCTCCATGTGCTCAACAGCATCGTGACTTTTCACTTTCGTATATCCGTGCTGTTGTTCCTGATTCGCCCGCTTCTGTTTTGTCTCCGCTTCAGGCTATCAATGATGATTCACTCACCAATATGAATCTTCATTCCTCCGCTGGCTATCCTCATTGTATTCACGGCAAGAATAAGACCCATTTCATCAAAAGGGTTGATGATTCTTTTCAGTTTGCTGATGATACTTTTGAGCGTTTCGAGCGTTCTTACCTCTCGGACAACTGTGAGGTCTTGTGGGTTACGGCCTATAAGGATGAACTGCTCAAGCCCAACAAGCTTGTTCGTCTTCTTTCTGTCCCGCCTTTTGAATTTACTATCCTTTGCAAGCAATACTTCGGTGCCTATGTCAAGAACTTCTTTGCTAACTGGAAGCGTATTGGTCATTGTGCCGGTGTTGACTTTGAATCAGAGGACTGGAACGTTTTGTTTCAGCAGCTTTTGAAAGTTTCCATTTTTGGCTTTGATTCTGATTGTAAGTTCTGGGACAAATTGCTTCCAGCGTTTGTTATGTTTGACTGTGCCTCACATATTGAGGACTGGTATCGAGCCAATGATCCTGGCTGGACTCCTGAACATCGTGTCATCCGTTTGAAACTTGTTCGTTCTATGATTTTTGGCGTCACCTTTCTTCGTTCCCACCTCGTTCAATCTTGGCGTGGAATGTTTTCCGGCTTTTGGCTTACTCTTCTTCTCAACATTCTTGCCAATATGTACATGAAGGGCGTTTGGTTTTCCGTCGCCGCCCCTCTTACTATTCGCGACATTGCCTTTGTTGACGGTTGTTTTCGATCTTTCTTTATGGGTGATGATGATATCAATTCGGTTCGACCCGATCTCTTGCCCATTTTCAACCGCATCACTAAGGCTTTGTTCTACCGCGATACTTTTGGCATGGTTGTTACTACAGTCGACAAAGGTGTCGACATGACGGCCCATGATAAAGTCACTGCTCTTTCCTTCTGCAAGCGCACTACATATTACGAAGATGGTCGATATCTCCCACGACTTGAGATGTCTTCTATCTGTGGCATGTTGCGCTATGTCCGTGTTACCAAGCACCATACTGAGGAGGAACAGTTTGCCGAGAATGCACATACAGCTTTGCGCTTTCTTTACTTTCATGGGCCCGAAGTTTATGCTAGATTCCATGAGTTTCTTAGCAAATCTGGACTTGTCTTGCCTTCTTATAGTTATTTCCACAATCTTTTCTGCTCTGGCTTGTTTCTCTTCTCTTTTTGATTCAATCATGTCGCTTACTACGATCCAATATGGGCTGAGGTCCATTACCTTCGTTGTCTTCTTTTTCTTTTTGTTTGCTGTTGGG